GCGCCAACACCGTCGTCACCACCGGCAACGTCGGCCAGGTCGCCGGCATGGACATCTACCAGTGGAACCAGATCCCTGCCAACGGCGAGAATCTCGCAGGCGTGGCGATGGGCCCGGATTCCTTGCTGGTCGCGACTGGTGTGCCGATGGCTGAAATCGCCGGCTTCACCTCCAGCGTCGCCACTGCCGAGTCCGGCCTGTCCATCCAGGTCCTCGTCGGTCAGGCTGAAACGGGTAACATCCGTTGCATCGCGCAAATCTTGGTGGGCGCCGCAAAGGGACGCTCGACCAGCGCAGTCCGCTACGTCACCGCCTAAGCGGCCTGACGTTCAAATCAAGGGGCTCCGAAAGGGGCCCTTTTTTTGTGCCTGTTTGCCAATGGTCGCAGGTTTAGAATGAGCCTCTATGCCGAGTTCCTCCCCGATGCGAAAGAGATGATCGCGGACTTCGGCGTTGCCGGCAGCGCTGGCGGCGGAGACATTACATTCAAGTGCCTCATCTCTGACCCCGCGGTGATGACCGTCCTCGAAGCAGGGGGGTATTGTGAGCGGACCCAGTACTCTGTCAGGCTCCCCGCTGCAACGGCCTCCTGGAGCCTCCCAGATGGGTCAATCGGGGCATCCAGCGCCATCGTTAGCGGCGGCGTCCCTGTCTCTTACTTTGCCCAGGGGAAGAAGATTGTCGCCGGGGGCCGCGATGTCCGCATCACAACCCAGACTTACAAGCCCGCTTCAGCCTGGGTGACCCTAATCGTCATCGACGACAACCAGTAATGCCGGCCAAGGTCTCCATTGAGCCGAAGTCCCTAGCTCAGTTCGTCGAGGCCTGCCGCCAGTTCGCCGCGGGCATGCAGATCACCATGCGCGACGCTGTGCTCGAACAGGCCATGCTGGCTTGTCAAGACGCGGCCAAGTTTACGCCTCCCCTCCCCAAGGGTGGAGGCAACGGCCTGAGCCCTGCGGCCAAGAAGGCAGGCCTAGGTGCAGTCGCTGGGGATATCTCCAAGATTTTCGTGGCCGCAAACGACTCCTCGAACAGGTCCGCGGTCGGCCTGATTTCAAACCAGATTGCCTTTGCCGTAAAGTCTAACGACTTCGGCGCCTTTAATCGGCTGCTGTCCGGGGGTAAGGCAATCAGCATGCTCAACAAGCGCAGCATCCTCTCCAAGATTGCTCAGGATACGGACCGCACCCGGGCATTTGCCAAGGCCAAGAACTTCCTGAACCGATCTAACCCAGTCAAAAGCGAATACGGGACACAGGGCTTCGTGACGAACTTGCGCCCAATCCATGACCAGGTCAAAAGCCGCTTCGGCGGTCGCATAAAGAAAGGCCAGAGGGCTGTGACGACTAAGCTGCTAGTGCAGGACAAGGGCGAATTGAACGACTATATCCTCAAGCGGCAGCAGATGGTCGGGGCCGTGAAGTCTGGCTGGGCCAAGGCTATGGCTAGTCTCCCGCGTCCGAAGGATAACAACGGCCAGCAGGGTGAGCCCGGTGCCGAGCTGCGAAAGGCAACATGGGTAACCTTGCATTCCAGCGTTGGGGGTTACAATAAGACCGCCTTCACCGATAAGATCGCGGAGGTGTCTGTGACCAATCCTCTAGGAAACATCAACGGCATCGCCGACCAAGCCGACACGCTTGGGCTTGTCTACGGAAACCGCGTCAAGCAAATGCCCTCGATGGTCCGCTATCGCATGCGCAAGCCTGTCGACAAATTTAACAAAAAATAACCCATGGGCACGCTCTCTATCCGTCACATCGTCGAGGAAACCCTCGCGACTTATCTCTCAGCTCAGGCAGGGCTCGCCGGCGTGACCATGCTCACGGGCGATAGCGCCGCGACCCAGACTCTTCCCAAGGCCGTGGTGCTCTGCGACTCCGCATCTCCTCCTGGAGATCTACCCGAGGGGCTTGGAAACTACTCCTGCTCAGTCCGCATCACCCTCTTCTCGAACGCTGACGACACGACCCTGTCGACCCACAGGGCCCGCTGCGCTTCCCTAGCCGGCAACATGAACGACCTTGACTCAATCCAAGCGGCCTTTGCCGCAACGGGAGACGCCCTTTGTTACGACGTGACCATCAGGTCCGAAGACGAGGGCATCGACGAACGCTCCTGGGCGACATCATTTGCCTTCGATGTGCTCACCGTCCTTAACCCTGTCTAAGGGTTGCCAATTCAAGCAGGTTTAAGATGAGCGAAGTCAATACCGGCACAGTTTGCCTTTACGGAATCGGCCCGGGCCAGCAGGCCAACCTATTCGTGCAGTCCTACACCGTAGCCTCTAGCTTCAACAACACCGGCATGGTGGTCGACGAAAGCGGCCGCACGGTGACGGGTCGCTATGACGACCGACGTTCCGAGATTAGCATCGAGGGCGTGGCAAAGGCCACGTCCATCCCGCTGCTCGGCGCTAAGCTCGAGTTCACCGCGAAGACTGCTTCGGCTTATCCAGGCGGAACCGCTTCGGTCAGCTTCGCCGGAGTCATCACAAAGGTCGACGACCGCGGAACTAGCAAGGGCTTCGTGACAGTGTCTATCACTGCCGAGTCCTTTGAAGAGATTGCCTACTGATTGACTTCCCTGTTGGTGGGGTAGTCTGAAGGGGTGGACCGCCGCTTCCTGAATTCGCAGATAGACCCGGCGCCCTTCAAATTCCTAGGCAGGACGCTTTACCCCTGGTGCATTAAGTACCGGGTGCGACTACTGGCGCTAGACTCACCGCTGGTGACCGGCTCCCGCGGCGTTACTCCTGCCGATCTTATCTTCGCCTGCCAAGTATGCGCCGAGGAACCGCTGGGGCAGGTTGGGTTTGTAGATAAAATGCGGATAATGAGCCTAGACCGTAGGCCTGAAAAGTTTGAGAGCCTGCTAAACGCTTTCTCGGGCTATATCCTAGTGCATAACTGGCCGAAGTTCTGGGAACAAACGAACAAGAAAAGCGGCGGCAGCAGCTCGATGCCCTGGGCCATGAGCCTGATTGCGAACCTAGTGGCAAACGGTATCGAAGAAAAGCGAGCGTGGGAGATGCCGGAGTGCCAAGCCATCTGGCTGAATGCGGCCTTCGCCATGCGTAAGGGCGTCGATGTTGCGATCATGTCGCCGGAAGAGGAGGCCTATATCGAGTCAGAACTTAAGCGCGAAGCCGAAGCAGTGGCCGTTGCCAATCCAGCAGGTTAAAGCACTACAATGGCCGGACAAGACCTCACCGTAAACATCAAGACGACCTCCGACGTCCCTCAGGCCATGAACAAGGCCGGCGCCGCGGCCAGTGGATTTGACAAGCAACTAGGAGACATCGGAAAGAAGTTCAGCACCGCATTCAAAGACATCGCCCTCGGTTTCATTGCCCCGATGGTTCTACTTCAGGGCCTTATTTCCTTCATTTCCAGCTCGATGGCTGAAGCAAAGAAACAAGCTCAAGAAGGTTTAGATCTCTTAGCAAAAGGAGAGACGGCATATGCCACATCAGAAGAGAAAAAGATGGCTAACTTCTTTAAAGCAAAACGTGCTAGGGAAGATGAGCAAAAGTCCGTTGAGGAAGGCAAAAAAGAAATGACCGCAAGGTTTCTTAGGGAAACTCCTCAAGGTCAAGCGATGCTGTCTGACTATACTCGCCAAATCAACATGGCTACAGGCAGTGACGCTATTGTCACTCCTGGACAAGCTTCTGGAATTAAAGCCATGCAAGATGCGGCTTTAAAAGCCTTCCTCGAATCCCCAGAAGGCAAAGCATATAAGCCAATCTTTGACGACAAGAACGCCGAGAAGGCCGGCACATTCAAAGGCCCTGAAGGATTCGGAAACGTCGTCGGCGTAGGAGCCAACCCGGTCATGGAGAAGATGACTCATCAGAATGAGCTGCTCGAAGAGATTAAGAACATCTTATGGGAACAGACTCAGATGAACCACGGCGGCCAAGTCCCTGATCCGTTCACTGAACGCGTCCCACTGACCATGCAGAAGGCTGGTCTCTCCTAATCTTATGGCTCTTATTTCCACAGGCAACGTCCTAGCGGCTGAGATTCTCCAGCCAGGCTACACATTCCAGTCTGACGGCTTCGGCTTGGTCACTGGCTCTGCGACCTACAAGCTAGACAAGGCCGTCTCGGTGACAATGACTGTCCGCGGTACGCCGTTCCCTAACTATCCCTATACCTATACGAAGGCGCACAAGTCTTCTCAGAGCATCGACGCGCTAGACATCCAGACCATCAAGGTGGACTATGTAGGCATCGACCCAACCATCAACGGCGGCGTGATGACCAATGCCAACACGTCCGTGGCTAACGGTCTAACCGCCGAGAACATCACGACCCACCCGAACTTCTTTACCGCGGCTACCGGCTATGGAGGCATGCCCCTTGCCGGTCTGCCTTCGGATTTTGGCGGCGCCTATAACGACTCAACCCTCGGGCCCCTGGTCAACGCCAAGAACGTAGACACCGGGCAGATTGTTGTGGTCCCTTCAAGCGAAGGCTACAACGGCGCATGCTTCGAGAGCGGCAAGGGCGGCCGCTTCATCGGCTTCGTCGACCCCGATTATCCTGACATCTACGGCAAGACGCAGTACCTATCCCGCACGACGACCTACTCGGGCACGATCTACACGACCTCTCAGGCCTATGTACAGGCCCTATATGCGCTACTCGGCACGGCTACCGCGACAAACTCCTGGGGCATCTTTACTCTTATCCCAGCGTGGGGCCCGACTGGGGCCGGCATTCATGGCAACACTAACCTGCTTTCACAGGTTAACGTCGAAGAGTATGGCTTGCTCTACAAGGTTATGTACGAAATCCGCTATTCAAAGGAAGGCTGGCCGTTTGACGTTTACGTCAATATCTGACATATGAGCATTCAACCAGGGGTTGGATATACCTTCACCGCATCGAGCAGCGGGACCAACTTCAACGTCCAAAACCCTTGGACACAGTGGCCCCTATACGTTGAGAACTTTGTTTGCTCCCCGTTCAAGGTTCACGGCGTGCTTAAAAAGACCGGCGACGAAGGTGATTACGTCGTCTTCGAGATTTGCCCTGGTACGTTTAATAACCAGATGCCGCAGGTTTATGACTCGGTAAATGAAGTCTGGAAGTATCTAAACGATCTGGCCGTTGACACTGAGCTGGTGCTCGACTTCGCCTCGACGACGTCCTCAATCGTTTACCTCCGTGTCGGCCCTGACGCGACGACCTTTGCCTTCCCGCCGACATCTCCGACGGGTGCGACCGATGACCCTTATCCGCGGATCTACTCAACTGGCGGAGCGCTGCCTGTCGACTCTGATGCATTCGGGTATGTCGCCATTGCCAAGGTCAATGAAATCAGCGCCAACGTCTACACGGTCGAGCAGTACGTCACCGGCTCCCTCTGGGGCGACCGACTAAAGACTGGCACGGACACGGCCCGCTACTATTACGCCCGAATCTGATGGCTCTGGTTATTGGAGTCGGCTTCGGCCCGTCAACCTGGGGAGCGCTGCGGAGCGTCATCTTCAACGGCACTTTGGCCGGGTCGCCTGTCACTGATAGCGGGGACCATAACGTCGAATATGTGCAGGGTTTCAAGACCACGGATGGTAACGGGTTTGTGCGCACGGATTACGGCGCCTTGTACGGGAACTCAACAAGCAAGCAATACGGCCCGAACTTCAACGCCTACATCACCTCAGGCACCTCTGCTAAGTTCGCTTCCGAATACCAGACCTCGAGCGTAGGTATGCTGGTCAATGAAGACCGGGCTCAGCTGACAGGCGAGACGGTGGCCCTTAGCAGCGGAAGCATTACCATGGCGGCCTCGGCCTTTGTCTCCCCGTTCCAGACCTTTACCGCGTTGAGCACCCCAATCATCAATACAATCGGTAAACTGACGGCCTTCTGACCCCGCTTGCCAATCCCCGCAGGATTAAGACCCGATGAGCTGCTCTAACACCGTAACCATCTCGCAGGGGAACACGTTCGCCTGTACCTTTGACTGGACCCCAGGCGCCTCGGGGCCGGCTAACTTGCT